GTTTATACATGCAATACTAAGTTAACGCCTGAGAGAATTGTTACTACGTCATCGTCGTATGATGGCTATAAGTACGATCTCGAATGCCATACGAAGGGCGGCATGTGTATGTCACCCATTATTGGTGTTGGTAAGAAGAGGATTATCTCAGGCTTCCACTTGGCGGGTTTCTCCGGTACTGTTCATGGTGCGGCTGGCAAAATAACTTATGATCAATTGATGGCTGCTAAGGCGGCTCTTGACAAGAAACCCCATATTCTGAATGCTTCATCGAAGATTGATAAACCAGAACTCGTGTATGATACCCAATACTTATTGTCCGAAGATCTCCATCCAAAGAGTCCCCTGAACTACATAGAGAATCCGGTTCTCTCTTTTTCAGGTAGTGTCGCGGGTAGATCTACGTTTAGGAGTGCTACTCATAAGACGAAGATTTCGGACACTGTGGAAGAAGTTACCGGTCAACCATGTGTTTGGCAATCTCCTCCCGTGAAACTTGCTAATCCTTGGTTTGAGACCTTGAAGCATTTGGCTAATCCGACTAGAGGTCCCCCTGCTTGTCTATTGAAGAGAGCTGTGGAAGATTACACTGCTCAGATCAAAAAGATGGTGGATAGGATCCCGGATGTGAAAGCGTCTATCAAGAAGCTTACACGAGTACAGACAGTTAGTGGGATTGATGGGTGTAGATTCGTTGATGCAATCAAGTGGGATACGGCAATCAATTACATGGTTCCGGGAAAGAAGGAGAAGATTCAGGTCGAGTTGTCTAAGGAGGATTACCCTGATTTTGAATGTCCCAGAGATCTGCCCGAATGGGTTTGGGCCCAGGTAGCGATTATGGAAGTCAGGTACTTACAAGGTGAGAGTTCGTATGAGATTTTCAAGGCCTGTCTTAAGGATGAACCTGTGCATGAGTCTAAGAAAAGTTAGAGTTTTTGAGGCTTGTCCTCTTGCCCTAGCTCTGTTGCTCAGGAAATATTTCTTGCCATTGGCGAGGGCTTTGTCCTTGTTTCCCTTACAATCTGAGTGTGCTGTGGGGATAAATGTGCATGGCCCCGAGTGGGATGAATTGAGAGCTCATATTACGAAGTTTGGTATCGACAGGATCCTTGCAGGGGATTATTCGAAGTACGATTTGAGAATGCCGCCACAGCTTACCCTGTTGGCATTCAAGTTTCTCATTGAGATGGCCAGATATTCAGGAAACTACACTGAGGATGATATCACTATTATGCATGGCCTTGCGACTGATGTGTGTTATCCAAAGGTAGCTTACAACGGTGATTTGCTAGAATTGGTTGGATCCAATCCTTCAGGTCATAGTTTGACTGTGTATATCAACTCCATCGTCAATTCTCTTCTCTTCAGGTGCGGCTTCTTTGATGCTTACCCTGAAGCTACATGCAGTTTTGAAGAAGCTTGTGCTTTGACGACGTATGGTGATGATGCGAAGTCATCTGTGCACCAGGACTACCCTAAGTTCAATCACATTACGTACGCAAAGTTCTTGGCCCAGTATGGTA